GGAGTTTAAATTCTATAGGCAGATGGCAAAGAATATTACGTTTGGTATTCTGTATGGATTGGGCAATAAGAGATTGGCTCAACAATTGAGTACTACAACTGACCAAGCCAAAGCTTATAAACAACAATATTTTAATAATATTCACGGCTCTCGCTCGTTTATTAATCGAGTTATTTCTACGGTTGAATCAAGAGGTTGGATAAAGAATCGGTATGGTCGTATTTATAGGATAGATAATACGCTTGGATATAAGGGTGTGAACTATTTGGTACAAGGCACCAGTGCCGATATCTTAAATGAGAGGATGATATACGTACATGAATATCTTAAGGATAAAAAGAGTAATATCTTGTTGCAAGTCCATGATGAAATCATTTGTGAAATCCATGATGAAGAGCTACGAGAGTTACCACCGCAAATACAACTCATACTAGAAGCAAACAGTTTAGATATACCACTTAAAGTTGACATAGATGTGTGTGACGGTTCGTGGGCAACTAAAACAGATTGGGCAAAGTGGCAATTGCTAGGACAGAAATGTGATATAATAGAAGAATATATAGACTGGGATTAGAGGAGGTACAGAATGGCTAAAGTAAGTGTACATTTAGGATTTACGTTTAGGGTAGGAGATTTGGCAACTAATCAATATGGTCGTTTAGACCTTAATATAGACCAAATAGATACGGAACTGCCTATTGACCAACAACTAGATAAAGCTGGACAAACTGCTGACCAAGTATGGTCTGTCCTTAAACGCAGAGTAGATGCTCAAATTGATGAAGTACTAGATAAATAATTGGAGGATTGAATGAAGGATAATGCGAAAGAAGTAATTGAACAATTGTTGGGAAACAAGAAGCTTAATCTTAGACGGGGAAATAGTACAGAATTAGACTATGATAAAATCCCTTTTGGTATACCAGCTTTGGATAAGCTTACAGGTGGAGGTATAGCTAAGAAGCGAATATCTCTTTTGTATGGCCCACCTAACGTCGGTAAAAGTTTCTTGGCTTCTCAGATAGCTGTGAATGCTCAACATAACAATGACCTTGTGGGTTGGGTGGATACAGAACAATCTTGGGATTCAGCATGGATGGAGAAATGTGGACTAACTACTGAGAATGTGTTGGTGAGTCAGCCAACGATTGGTGAAGAAGCATTTGAGACAGTTAGAGAAATGATGATGAATGGGATAGGACTAGTAGTACTTGATAGTATGGCAGGGCTTGTTCCTTCTGCTGTTTATGAAGAAGAGTTTGGATATAATCCAATGGCATGGCAAGCTAGGTTTGTGAATTCTTCTCTCCCTAAGTTGCTTCCCCATCTAAAGAATGGGACAGCTTTGGTATTGATTAATCAAATACGGTCTAGCCTTGGCCCTGTATCTATTGATGCAATGCCAGGAGGATTGGCTCAAACATTCTTTGCCCACTCCCTACTACAGGTTAAACGTGACGGATGGATTGAAGAACCCAAGGGTACTAAGGTAGGGTTCGATATGGATATCCGATTACGGAAGACTAAGATAGGTGGAGAACATTGGAACAACGTTAAAATACCCTTTAGGATTGAGGGAGGGATTGATGTGGTAGAAAGCTTTATTCGTGAAGCTCTTACTCAAGATTTAATCTCTCAGCGAGGCCCGTGGTATATGTATGGGGAAGACAAGATTCAGGGTATGAATGGTCTTAAACACTTTTTTATAGAGAATCCTTCCCGCTTGGAAGAATTGAAAGCTAGTGTTACCTAGAGACTATACTAAACAAGAGAATGTTATAGCGCAAGTCCTGTCGGATATGGGACTGCGCTATGACACTCAAGTACCAATAAGTCAATATACTGCGGATTTCTTTGTGCCTGAATTAGGGATGATTATTGAAGCTGATGGTATTTATGGTCATCTAAAAAAGAGGGATATCAAGAGGGATGCAGACTTAATGAGGATATACGGAATTAAAAATATTCTTCACATTAAAGAAAACTCTAAAGTGGGGGTACAAGATACATTATGGCAGGCATTAAACAGATTGGTGGACGAGGAAAAACCACCACTAAACCTAGACGAAGAAAAACTAAAACAAATATAGCGACTAATCAGGATACTTGGTTAGTTAAAACTTTAGAAGATAGATTACAAAAGATTCCTAGACCTAGCAAAGGTGGTACATTTTATCCGTCTATAGTTAGTAGTCCTTGCGATAGATATGTATATCTTGCATTTAATGGATTGATGCCCCCTAGTCCCATTGCTGCTAATGTACGTCGAATATTTGATTGTGGTGATTATCTAGGGTATAGATTTTCAAAATATTTTACAGAGATGGGTATGCTAGTGGCTGAAGAACAGCCCACTAAATTAGAAAGCCCTCCAATTTCAGGGCGGTATGATTTTCTGATTCAACATGAGGTATATGGTCGGACTATAGTAGAGTTAAAATCTATTAATGATAAAGGTTTCAAGGCGTTGATTACTGACCCTAAGACTGATCACTATCTCCAACTACAGATCTATTTAAATATATTAAACATAGAACATGGTATAGTTTTATATGAAAATAAAAATGATCAACAGATTAAATGTTTTGATGTAAGTAAAAATGCAGATGTTTGGGAACAGCTCCTAAATAAATGTTATCACATTATGCAGTTGACTGCTATGCCTTTAGCTTGTACAGGGGAGAAATATTGTAGATGTAAAGAGGTGCCGAATGGAAAAGCGATGGACTCCGCAATCAGCGGTTAGTAAAGCTGACCAGTATGTAAGTGATGTAAATGTCCCTTCCATGAAAATTGATTTAGGGGAGAGGGAAGAATTAGATTTCTCTTCTCTAATGAATGCAGATACTAAGAAGTTAGAATTATTTCTTACTGTGTATGGGGGATACAAGGCTCACTTAGAACGAGAGTTAGCTGATATTGCTTCTAAGAAGAATGCTTACGAAGCTGCTTTTGATGAAGCGTATTCCTCTGCAATTTTTAAATTAGCAGAAGAACGAGAAATGGTAGGTAAAAAGAAACTGACAAGAGAAGAAGTTCGGGGAGCTGCTTTTGGAGCCTATGATGAACTTAAGGAAATGAGGAAAACTGTAATTGAGTATGAAACAGTTCATACTAGAATTGAAGGACTTCTCAAAGCTTATTCATCTGGGTTCCAAACTGTCTCTAGGATAGTAGCCCTTCGTACTTACAAGGAGCGAGACTATGCATAGAGTAGAGCCTAAAGTCTTTTTGATAGCAGAGAATAAAATTAATGATACGGAACTCCACGGTTATCTTGAACATATTGGAGCGCAGGGGTGGACTTCTAAGAAAGGTAATAGGGATGGTAATGTAGGACGTAACGGTAATGGTCAAGGTGACCTTAGAGAGATTATTGAGGTCATGGGACGGGGATGTTATAAGTCCTTTGGTACAGAACTCAATCCTAATATAACNAAGGTACGTGAAGATAATCCCACCTANCTTAAGAATATAATTGATATCGGTCATGGCTCAGTTCTTGAACANGGGTGGGTATCTTTTATGATATGTGATACNAGTAGNGTNGTTACTCATGAGCTTGTAAGNCATAGNGCNGGTACTGCCATATCTCAGGAGAGTTTACGGTTCCTTAGNNTAGAANANATGGGNCTNTGGATACCAGAAGCCTANAAGANTGACNCCNATTCNCAGGATATNTTTGAAGAGNCTTGGGAATATTTAGAACTTCAATATGCTAGACTGATAGAACGGGCAGAAGCGATTGAAGGGAAAGACTTTGATAGCCTGCCATTTAATAAGAAGAAGTACTATACTTCTGCTGCTAGACGAGTAGCCCCCATTGGAGTAGCAACTAATATAGGCTGGTCATGTAACATCAGAGCAGCGAGACATATAATTGAAATGAGAACAGATGAACATGCCGAAGAAGAGATTCGTTTAGTCTTTGGAAAGATTGCTACTATATTAAAACATAAATATCCTGTACTATTTGAAGACTATCAGGTTGAGGATAAGGGCTTCGATGGTAATCCAGAGTATACGACTTCTAGTTGGAAGGTGTGATATAATGTACTATCTAGGATTAGACTGTTCAACTAAGGCTATCCACGGTGTTCTCCTTGATGAGGAAGAACATATAATTGAACAGTTTAAATGGGCTAGTGTAGCTTCAAATTATGAAGAAAGGTTCTATGAAATATTAGAAGGATTTGAGGAGAAATTGAGTAAAATAGATATAGGTGAAGTGTTAGTTGCTGTTGAAGCAGCTATCTATATTCAGAACCCTAAGACAACCGTTGCCCTCGCTGCGGTAGTAGCGGGGGTAAAATATATCTGTTACCGTAACGGCTATTCCTGTATACCTGTAGATAATAAAGTTTGGAAGCGTTATGTTTTACAAGCGGGGAAAGCTGATAAAGCTTTTATTAAACGCTTCGCTATGGAGAAGTGGGAAGATATTAATAGTAAGGAACAAGATTATTCTGATGCAGCTTGCGTAGCATTGTATAGAAAGATGGAGGATAAAGATGAGTTTAACATTCTACTTTAATAGTAAGGAACAACCACAACGACCAGATGATGACCAGTTACCAGAAGAATTGACAGTCGAAGAGTTTCAGGAGCAGTACGCTAAGATAGTCTATTGTGATTATGAAGCTTGTTTTTGGAATACTTATGTTAAGGGACTACATACAACTAAAGGAACTATCTTAGGTAACAAGAATTATGTTGCTTTTGGAGCACAGGGTTTTGCTAATGTATGTGCCAGGCCAGCAATAGCTATTACAGGAAATACATATACGATTGGTAATCAGAAGAGAGTGTTACCTACTTGTTTTACTACAGCTAAGAATGGCAAGACAGGCCACGTAGACTTTTCTAAATTGTTACAGTCCGATGGTACTCCTTTCGGAGGCAGTATAGAATCGCAAGCTCCGACGCTGGATAATTATGAGGCGTATATCTAATGCCAAAAGTATATGACCAAGAAATTAAATTGAAAGCTATGAAACTCTGGATATCAGGAATCTCTGGCCCGAAGATTGTGGAACAGATTAACGATGAATTTACTTCTGATGTTAAAATTCCCACCTTATATACATGGGCTAAACAATATAATTGGAATGAGCAAAAGAATATAGCTAGAACTGAGGCTATGGCACAGGTACAAGAATCGGAAGGACAGAGATTTGTTAGAGTTCAGGCAGAGCATCTTACTGAGTATGAAGGATTGAGACATAAAGCTAATTCAGCTTTAGGAGTTCTTCAATTTGATAAAGCTTTTGATGCAGCGAAGGCATTAGATATGAGTATTCAAGGTGAACGTAAGGTTATGGAAGGTATGATTAATTTACAATTTGTGCAATCCGTACTTGGTATCTTAGTTGAAGAAGTTGAAGACTCAGCAATTATTCAGAAAATAGCTGCACGATTAAAAGCCTTGGTATCACAGGAGTAATATGATAAATAAAAATGGAGAAGTTTCATATGATAATGCCCTAGCTCGTTTAGCTGAAGGATTGTTGGCAGATAAAAAATATAACGTTGGTTCCTTCAAAGAGTTTCTGACTAATATATGGAGCCAGAGTTATGATAATCCTGAGTATTTTAAGGCTTGGCATGTACAAGTGATTGCAGAAGATATTGAAGAATGTTTAGCTCAAGGATTAAACTACGTATGTGTTCTCCCTCGGTTTCATTTTAAGAGTACTATCTTAGGTCATGCATTTAGTGTATGGAGATTATTGACTGCGCCCCGTGACTGCGCAGTACTTTATTTGTCTTACAGTGATGGTATGGCACAGTATCATATTTCAGAGATTAATAAAACTGTAAAAAGAAACCCTCTTCTAATGTCATGGTTAGATAATAAATCTCCAAAAGCTGACTTCTCCTTTAGGTATTCTATTAATAATAAAAATGCCGATATATTACATGGTGGTTTGTTTTCATTTAAGAGGGGTATGCATGTGAATGGTGCATTGATTGCCGATGATATTCTACGTGACCCTGAAAACCCATTGAACATGGGACAGATAAATAAAGTGGAAGACCACTTCATGACAGAATCTTTGTTCATACCCTTGAAGGGAGTTCCCGTAATTGTATTGGGTACGCCCATGATGCCTGGTGATATTCTGAGTAAGCTTCAGGAAGATAGTCGTTTTAAATCTAGAGTACTGCCAGCACTAGACCCTGTTCCTGGGCGTAGAGTATTGATGCCTGAGTTATATAGTGAGGAATGGTTGCTAGAACAACAGAGGGCCAGACCTAAATCCTTTGCTTCTGAGTTTATGTTGATTCCTCATTTTTCAACTGAATCATATTTTGAAGAGGAAGACATAGTTAAATGCGAAGTACCTACTTTGGTCAATGCCTCACCTCATCAAGCATTCCCATGTGAAGAAGATGACCAATTTTTTGCAGGCTTCGATGTAGGTAAAAAACGTCATCCATCACACCTAGTTATCTTTAGGCGTAGAGGTGATATAATAGAACAGGTTCATTCATCCTTTTTAGATGGGTGGAACTATGCTGATCAAATTGAATATCTAAATAAGGTTTCAGAAAACTTTGATCTTAATAAAGGATACGTAGATAATACTAGGGGAGAATTAGAGGAACGGGGTTTAAATACAGTGTGGAAGCCAATGACCTTCTCCACTAAAACTAAGAACACAATGGCTCAAGTATTTGAAACGTATATCCACTCTGGTAATCTAAAGTTGATAAAAGATGAGCGACAGAAGCAGCAGATATTATCAGTTAACAATGAGTTAAAGGCTCCTGAAACTCCATTAGGTCATGGAGATGCTTTCTTTTCGATAGCAATGGCTTTATCAGCTGCGTATGAAACGACCATATATAAGATTCAAACCTTGGGTAGTGTGCAAGAGTGGATGGATACAATTGAACAAGGACAAATAGAAGAACTAGAAAATAGAAAGATGCCAGGACGGGGAATACCTGATTTGATTTTCAAACCTGAAATCGAAGTGCAGGCTTTAGATACAGCTCCTAATCCTGACTGTCAAGAAATGGTATGTAATTCGTCATTTTGGGTGCCTAAAAATAAATTATGTATATATTGTGGACATAGAGGATAGGAGGTTGTATAAATGGTAACACTTACTGAACAAGCCGAAACAATTTTGGAGACACGTTATTA